CGTACTCAAGATTGGAATGCATATACGGAATATTATCGTGAACTATTTAGAGGTAAATCACAGATAGCTATTAGTCCTATGACAGGTCATAGTAATGATTCCGTAGTAGATGAAATGGATGTTAATCCTCGTATGCGTCCTTTACTACACAAAATTACTCGGGATTGGCTGTTAAGGTATAAGAATATTGATATAGAAACAGTCAAGCCTGGTACCTTGAAGTTTCAAGCGTTAAAGCATATTAGTTTCGAGTCGATAATATATGATCGTATATATGGATTAAAGCAAGTAGTATATACAGGAAATTATTGTTCGCCTGCGGTTACGTTACAGTTATATAAAGAATTTCGTATAGATACGTCTAATCGTGGGTCGGGATATATTTATAGTTTGGGGCTATTGACGAAGGCAGTTCCCTTACTTATGAATGCTATAGACGCAAAACGTTTTTATGGTACACAAAAGCCTAAATATTCTCCATTGGCGTTAATACAATGTGTTAAGATGGGTACTTCGGGAGGAATTTTTAACGCTAAATCAGGATCGGGTGTTTTATTCGGTTCAGCTGTAGCAATTAAGAATGCAGGATTGAAGTGCTTTCAGTTGGAGCCGATGTTACGAGATTTTCATCGAATGTGTGTTGATTTAATAGAAGGTAAAGAGGATGTCTTGTATCAGCCTTTGCATCGTGTTACGAAAAAAAATGAATATCGATTACTAATGGAAAAGTTGAAGGGTTTAACAGATTACGATATGATAATAAAGATACTTACGGAAGCGCAGACAAAAGCACGTGAGTATATGATACCTAGTTTGAATGCAACGTTTATTGCTAGTATGTTTCCGAGAACATTCGAGCGTGGTAAGTTAAATTGTATCGGAATTAAATGGTGGCATGGCGGAGCTCAGAAGTTTGCGGAAAGATTAGGTTATAATAATAAGCATTTATTTTGGGCTAGTGGAGATATCAGTAAATTAGATAAGAGCATTAAAGATTGGCAATTACTGGTATATTTTGCCACTTATTTATTATATGTTGATTTTAAAGGGATGAATAGATCACAGAAACGTTTTTTTTTTCGTTTGTTCCGAAAATATGTGTATCATTCTATAAATAAAGTAGTGTGTCAAGAAGGAGGTATATGGGAGATTATCCGAGGTAAAATGGCATCAGGTTGTTTAGACACTTCTAATGGAGATACATTTGTTACGGGTTTGTATTTCTATTTGTATATAGCAGATGTTATGGTTCGTTATCCTAATATGGCTGTATATATTCAAGAAGCGTTGGCTCAAGATTATATTTTCATAGTTTGTTTTGGAGATGATCATATCTGGTGTTGTCCTATTGTATTTCGTGATATAATAAATGTACAAGGGTTTGCGGATTTTTTGGATCGTGTGCTGGAAGTAAAATTGAGAGATTATCGAGAATATAATACTTTTCTTTCTGAAGTTGACTTTGTTAATGGAGTTGTGTTAAAAGAAGGTCCTACGTTTTTAAAGACTATATTTGTTTTATCAGGTGATAAATCTATTTCTAAGATTGTGCCGTTTCGAGGTTTGATGGAGCCGGTGCTGAAGGCGTTTTTAGATATTGAAGGTTATAATGAAAAATATATTTTAAAATCAATAGGCTTAGCGTATAATAGTTATGGGACAAATCAAGCCACTTACCGTATAGCAGTATCTATTTATGAAGAATTGATGAGAGGTGTGGTAAGAAGTCCGTATGATATGTATTTGGAATTTGCTAAGGACGAGAGAGGAACAAGTATGATAAATAAGATGATTCGTCAAATTGGTATGACCGCTGAGCAGTTATTTGATCATTTTCCATCGTGGTCCGAATTGCGAAAGAGACATGTAATGGATGAAGTTTTATGTCGCTTCGGACGAGAGGGAGATGTTATGTCATATTTTTCTT